GAGAAGTTGACGTTATTAATTGTTTGAGTTGCGTCTGATTGTGGTGTTGGATTGATATAACCATTCGTATCATTACTTTTTATATTATTTCCACTGGCTGAGTAGGTATAGCCAGTCCTATACTGGTGGCTCGTAATTGTCTCATTTATGATACTTTGAGATGTAGAATTTGTAGTCTGACTTCCAGTTCGGAAGGTAGGCACTACAGGATTTGCAAGGGTTCTTGCTGGTATTAATATTATTATTAGCAAAAACCATTTAGTCAATGGTGATCGTTACAGTTGTTTGTCCAATACAGCTAGTACCACTACCTCCTGCTGTGCAAGTATGTACTCCACTGGATAAACTGGTCATGCCGAGATTTGATGCGGTCCCTCCGCTTCCCACTGTCGTTTGTCCAGACAAATGAGGTAAAGCAGAGATTCCTGATGATGGTGTTATAGCAGATGGTGTAGCATCTCCCATTGTTACTGATTCTGTCAAACTAAATGCTGACCCAGCACTTGTTATCGCTTTATCAGTCTGTATCAAAGCTGGAACGCCATCAGTCAACGATCCAACATTCAATCCTCCGATAGCTCCAGAGGTGGTTGACCCTCCAGAAGTCACACTAGGAGTTATATTATTACCGCTAAGACTGTACGTAGTCCCCAACTTATTAGTGACAGAATATGGCATATCTACAGTGATCTGTGCAGATGTTGTGAACTTTTGAGTTATGTCTGCGTATGCAGCAGGACTAAAAGCTAAAAGTAATAATGGAATTAGTTTTTTCATTTAATAATCATGTAATTTACTTGGACTAAACATACATCCATCAAGTTCCCATTGATATTTTTGATCTAATTTTCTCATTCTTTCAGCTTTTTTTGGTGTATCTCTTTTTGTAATATAATTCCACTTTTGATCGCGACCATAATAAAAAAGCCTTCCGCAGCGTCTATATTTTTCCCCTGTATTAATTAACGTAATCTCAATCATTTTTTGTCCTCCTTAGGATTAATAACTTCAGCCCCCTCTATACGAAGAGGTGTTTCAACCTTAATCCATTGAAAATTACTTTGTTGTGTAGCTAATAACTGTTCTACTTCTTTCTTATTTAATGGCTTCTCATCAGGTTTATATGTTCCATCACCACGTTTCTTTGCACCTTCTAAACCAAATGATGCCAATGCTCCCGTCAGCAAACTGGCAGGGAATGTAATATCTTTTGGTTCGTTACTATAACCTGGAATCGTTATGTAATTTAGGGAAACTATAAAACCACTCCAGCCTACAACCACCAAACGAACCACAACTGAAATAAATGCAAGTTGTTCTTCCTTGTCCTCAATGGTTTCTTTCAGTTTTTTTAGTGGTCCTTTTTTAGTTTCTTCTGTCATAAATTACATTTATTAGCAATAATAAGCATAATTATACTTTAAGGCAATGTCACAGATCTATCCTGTATTAATCGGAGTCGCTGCAACGGCTTTCGTTATGGTTTTGTCTAATGTTAGTAATAGAAGAGACAGAGATATTATTGAATTATTTCGTAGAGTAAATCAACTTGAAAAGGAAGTAAGTAGGTTAGAAGGTCAGAATCGTTAATGTTTGGTATGTTTGAAAAAGAACACAAAACATTATGTCAAAGTTTCTTATAGGACTGTTCATCAAGTTTGGTAGAAGCGAATCTCTACGCAAAGCAGTATTAATGATGCTGAAAGATGCAGTAAACAAAACTGACAATGATATAGACGATGCAATCGTAAAGATGATTGAAGAAAAGCTATTTCCTGTTAAATGAGCAGCAAAAGTTTCTTTGATATAGAGTTTGAAAATCCACCTCCAGAATTAGAACTTTCTGTTGAAATGAGGTGTAGAGAAGTTATGAATAGTGACAACTTTGATGATGTTAAAAGATACTGCACTCATCTCATAAGACATCAAATGAAGCAGGATATATTCTTAGCAGGTATGTTGGGTCGGCTGGCAGAACTTGAAGCTCTTAATGTTATAAAAGAAATGAGAGAAGAAAAATTAAGAAAAAAGAAAACTATTGGCCGTCAGATAAAGAAGATCTTTCGTATTCCTTAATCTCCTTAATTGTGAAGTCCTTCACCTGTAATCTTGGAATTTTATTAATTTCATAGTTATGTTTAACAATAGCAGTCCTTATATGATCACTAACCCAATCCCCATCGTGAACTGTAAGGTCTGCTCTAAAATCTTTAGTTATGTATATCTTGTGATCCACCCCACGAAGTTCTACATCCAGCAATAATCTTACTAAATTTTTTCTTCTGTTGTCCTGCAAAAACTTTAATTTTCTGCCAGATTGTGTTTCTTCTCGCTTCATTTTCTAACTCGTTGATTCGTTTCTTAATAGCATCATATCTGACACAATATTCCTTCATATCCATATTTTCAAAAAAGTATTGCTTTTCTAATTCTGCAAGTTGGTAATAGTAATTTTCTATTAATTTTGTATTATTCATACTTTACACTCACCCTTTAAATCCTGAAGCATAGCTTTCATTTCGTGTTCATAGTCGTTAAGTTTTTTCATCACATCATCAATACTGTCAGTTGATTTTTCTATCAAGTAATTATCAATAGCTTCCCGTACCAAAAAAGAAAAAGATTTACCTGGACCAGAAAGTTGTGATAAAGCCTCATGTTGAGTATCTCTTATCTGAACAGTGGTTCGTATTAAGTTTGACATAGATAATGCGTGTAAAAGAAAATGAGGACTTACAGATCAGGTTAGCTTATTCAGTAAGATATAACTCGGAGTGACTAAGAACCCCTAGACCCCCTACCGAATCCTCGAAGGGAACTCATATCATTTCCTGTAAAATCACGACAATGGAACATGAGGGTCATAATTCCTAAGATTACAGGAGAGCAGCATAACCACCTGCGACTTTCAACAGATAGATCCTGCCCCATAATTATTCAGGATAATGTGCGAATCTCAAGGTTACAGATTCTTTAACTATTCTTCCATCTGCTATAGCTTGCTTTTCATCAGCTATCCATTCTTCATCAGTAGGTTCTCTAAAGTCTCCAGGGAAACAACCTTGTGGTTTGACTATTTCATACTCAGGAGTTTTATCATACTCTTCCATAGTTATTGGTATGCCAAACAAACCCTTGTGTTCGTCATCTTTATCTAAAATAGATTTACCCATACCATCGAACCACCAACCTACTCTTTCTACATCTACTGGATAATCGTCAGTGCCATCGTAAATAGTAGGCATGATGTTATCAAGAGCTTTATCATAGGATTCAGCTTCTACTTCAAACACTTCGTATAAAATACTTTTTGTTTTGATCTTGTAAAGTTTTTTAGTAGTCATAATAATTTTAAGTTACTACAATAGTATAGCAACAAAATGTCATCACTTTGTAAGCATTAACAAAAATTAATCTTCTTCGCCCTTTCTTCCTTCTATTCTTCTTTGCACGGACTGTCTCCACAAAAGGTCATCTTTTGCTTCTGCTATCTTATATTCACCAGTATTCATAACTCTTTGCAGCTTTTCATAGGCAGCTTGTCTTACCCAGGCAGTACCTCTCATATTCTCTTCTTTTGCTACTTTTTCTATAAGTTTTGACCTATGTGGATCTATTAACACCTGATAATAATTTTTGTTGCCGTGTTTCTGTGCCATTTAATAAGTTGTTCTTGTACTACTTTACCATCAAAAAAGTAAATTGGCTCTACTTATTGCTGCTCCAATATTTAATTAATAAGTTTAGTTCTTCTATACGTTTTAAAGCTGCCTGAATTTTTTGGTCTGTTGTCAATGAGTTTCCTCCCAAGTTTTACCTACAGATACTTCAGCAACAGCAGGAACAGCACCCAACCATTTAGATTCTGCAAATTCCATAATGCCTTTCAGTTTGTTAGCCCATGCTTCCGCATATTGATCCCGAACCAAAAGGATTAATTCATCATGTACTGCTGCTGCTATCTTTACTACATTCTCACCAGCTTCATGTACTTCAACCCATAAGTTACCTAATGCACATTTAAGGATAGCTGCACCAGCACCCTGGATCGGTGTATTACACCTGACTGTGACTCTGTTAAGATCACCTTTTAAATATCTACGCATATTAGATAAAGGTATTCTGGTTTCAGCCCATTCATTACCTTGAGAGTTTTTTGATAATTGATAGTTTTTATTCTGCCAGGCATGAACACCTTTATAAGTACGCAACCAGTTATCACGAACAGTAATAGCTTCCTCAAGTGTCATTAGAACACCACTGCTACCAGCATAATTACGCAAACCTTCTGCACCAGCACCATATAACAAACCAAAATTGGCTGACTTGGCTATCTGCCTATCACAACCCATCTGCTGTGCCGTATAGTCATGCAAATCCTCTCCATTCTGGAACGCTGCAATCATATTTTCATCATTAGCCAATGCAGCAGCCAAACGTAACTCCATCTGTGAAAAGTCAGCATCAACTATTTTCCAACCATCAGGAGCTTCTACACACTGCCTGAACTCAGAATCTCTTGGTATCTGCTGATTATTAGGGTTAATACTGGACATCCTGCCTGTGTCCGCACCAAGTTGCATATAAGAAGCTTTTACAAAACCATCAAAATCAATCTTCTTTTCAATACTGGTAATCATCTGCCTACGCTTTTCTGTTTTCTTCCACACAAGATAAGTCTGTATGATCTCAGAATCCGCAGCAAAAGCTTTTAATGTCTGTCTTGACGCACTAGGTTTACCATCAGCATCTACGGGGGGTTTACCAAGTAATAGAGTAAATTTTTCCAGTAATTGTTTTGGACTGTTGAGATTAAAGCCAGCATATTTTTTAGTACCTAATCTTATAGAACCTTCGTCTTTCGCACGAAGATTATAAGAACCATCAGCTTCTCTTGGCAGCTTATGTTTTTCTGGTAAGGCATTATCTAACTCCCGCAGGAAATCTTTTGTCATTTCTTTTAAATCATGCTCGTAGTCAATACGTTTTTCTTCAAGAGTAGTTTTGTTCCAGGGTAAGCCAGTTCTCCACATCTGAGCCATCGCTGGTAAGGCTAAACATTCCAATGTATAAGCCTCCATTAGTTGATTGGCCTGTATTCGTACGTCTAATATTTGATCCAGTTCTAATAACACTTCAATATCTTTTGCTGCATATTCAAGTTGAGCAGAACTTAATACATCAGCACCCCAATTAGATTTTTGCTGTTCTTTAGATACTTCCATATCTAAATATCGTTTTGCTACATCAGCTAAACCATTCTTCGTTTTTGGTATGCCATTAGTAAGTAAACGACTTGCTAACATACTACATCTGACTTTACCTCGAACGTATATGTCATGCTCCTGTAACCAACCGAGATCAAATACTGCGTTATGTGCGAGCCAATATCTAGCTCCATTCTGAAAGAATCTATTGAGGTAGTTCCAATTATTATCAGAAAGTTCAAAGCAATCAATGATAACAATGGTTTTAAGAGTGTAAGA